TAGTTGTGATGTCTCCACCATCAACATTCAGATCAAGATCAACATCAAGGTTATTATTAATACTTGTAGTACCAGATGTGGCACCAATATCAATTGTAGTTGCAGCACCGAAAGCATTGACGGTGGTTGCAGTTGTATTGTAGAGATTTTGATTTGTCTGTGTACCAACAACAGTCGGATTACCGATTGTCATCGTGCCAGAGTTTGCACCCATTGCTAGGGTAGTTGCTGCACCGAAGGCGTTAACTGTAGTAGCAGTAGTATTAAAGACGTTCTGTGTGGTTTCAGTACCATCAACGGTGTTATTGCCGAAAGTAGTTGCACCAGCACCAGATGCACCGATATTAATATCAGTACCAGCGCCAAATGCATTTACCGTAGTAGCAGTTGCATTGAATACATTCTGAGTTGTTTCAGTACCAACTAAGGTTCCAGAACCTAAAGTTGTGGTATGAGCACCAGATGCACCAATATTGATTGCAGTAGCTGTACCAAACGCATTAATTGTAGTTGCGTTTGTGTTCAACAAATTGAACGATGTTTGGTTGGTAGTAAGATCACCACCATCGATATTTACATCACCATCAAAATCAATATTACCAGTAGCATTTAATGTACCATTAATCGTGACATCAACACTACTGTAGTTCCAATTTGCACCTGTTACGACAACTTCGTCATTACCATTCTCGTCATATTCAATCTTTGCATCCTTATCGGAACCAAACGAGAGGAACGTGTCATCAACAATATTGATTTCACCAGAACCAGCAGGATCTAAGATGATATCACCATTCGAGTTAGTCGTAGAAATGGTGTTTGCATCAAAAGTAAGGTTATCGACATTCAGGATGTCAATTTTTGAATCTTGGTCAACGACCAATGCAGAGTTTGCAGTCAAAGTACCATGTTGGTGGTCCAACATGTCAGTGAAGTACTTACCACCGATTACATCGATGTTTGCGGCATGACCGCTTGCGTCCTCGGTGCCTTGACCGACGAACAATTTACCGCCAGCAACAACGGAAGAACCGCCACCAGCTTGTACCTTATCAGGATATGTACCTGCACCATAACTGTATGCGGGTTCACCATTTCTCAGGTTTCCTGGTGTTGCTGTTGGAGAGGTACTAGACCTCTTTAGCTTTAAAAACGTGCTCATTGTTGTATCCTAGTAGAAAGAATTAATAGAATCCTGCGTTGATCGTAAGACCGTCATTTTCAAGAATGTTTCTCGCTACCCAAGTCTGAGTTGCAAGATCATACTGCAATACAGCACCATCACCAGCACTTCCTAGGTTGACATCCGTCAGAGACGATAGTCTACCTGCAGAACCACCAGAGGCGGCAACAGTAATCACTTTTGGTGTGTTTGAAACGGTGACCTTTGTATTCATGTAGTTACTCCTGGATTAACAGTAACGACGCCCTCGATCACTCTCGTTTTAGTTCCTCCTGCGGAGGTTACAACAACATCGTAGAGATACCTTCCGGCTTCTAAAGTTGCTGTTGTGGACGCAAGCAGTGTAAGTACCACTGTTCCGGCTTGAGTGCCAGAAACTGTTGCAACAAAACTAGTCGATGTAGAACTAGAGTAAGACTTTTTGAGTTTTGCCTCGGCTGTATACCCAGACAAATTCCAAGCAGCATTGCTGTCATCATAGACACCAACCTGAACAGTGAAGTCCGCACCCTGATCTACATATAGATTATGTACTGCTGCCATTGAGGTTTTACCACTTACCTTTATTTATACAGAGAGTTTGTCTCTCAAGTATTTATATGGTTCAGTACTTGTTTGAGTAAATCTTTGAGTTCGCCTATTTCTTCTTCGATCTTATCTAGTCTCTCTTCTTTCTGAATTCTAGACTTATAAGATTTCATATATTCCTCGTAATTACGAGTATTGGTATTAATAATGGCACCAGATCTACCATCTCTGGTAAGATCTGGGAAACCATCAACCTTCATGTTTTTCGTCATACTGCAAGTGCAATCGCTCTAAAGTTTTTGATTAATGGAACGTTACTTTGATCATCACCGATCATAACAAGTTTAATTGTAAACTCCTTGTACGCTGGCAAACCAGTAGATTCAAATTCAAATGCTTTAAACTGATTACCATCAACAGGAGATAATGGATAACTTGTAGAAGGAATCTCTACATATTCAAGTAAATTAAAATCATCAATTACATCATCACTCTTAGACTTCAAGAATACCTTGATATCAACTCCTTGTTTTCTGACACCATCAAAGAGAACTTTGACTGAAGTAGCAGAATTTTCGAGAGTAACTTTCTTTGTTACATATACGGCATCATGTAATGATCCAGATGATTCTAAATCTTTAGATAATGTAGTGGAAATATTTCCATTCACATCCTTAACGGAATTAATTCTGTTCATAGAAGTGATTACAGAAGATCCATCGAGTTCAATAATTGGACTCAAGGAAGATACTGTAGTTGACATCTCTACATCTAATGTGAAAGATGCGGCTGATCCAAAATATTCAGTTTGATTTGGTTCAGATAAAATTACTCTAGAAGAATCAAGTTCGTTAATTTCAAGGTTGGATACAGAAGTAGAACCCACAGAAGCAAATGTTCCTGTACTTTGTTGAGTAACATTAGATCCAGAAACTGTACTAATCTTATAGTTCAATGAAGTACCAGATAAGACTACATCATTGATTCGTGGTGTAATAGATTCAAACTGGAAGTTTCTTGTAGCATTGATTGCAGATCCACCTGTTTGTAGTGTGGTGTTTGCGTTAGAAGCAACCGAGATTTGATATCTATCCATATCAACAATCTTAGTTAGTTTGTGACGCTTATTGATCTGAGTCAAAGGAACACCATTAAGACTATAAACTTCAACAGCAGAACTGTTGTTATGTGCAACAATGACTGTATTACTGATACCACGACCACCAGAAGGAACTGTGATGGTATTTCCATTTACTGCACTATAAGCAACAATCTCATTATCAATAAGGACATAACCTAAATTGAGATCACTGATTGGAGCGTTATTGATTTGTGTTGGAATAAAAGTTCCATCAGAAATATTCAGAGCAGTAGCAACAGTAAACTGTGTATTACCCATATTAGTCTGAAGTTTGACTGTTGGGATATCAGTCTTTACGCCAGAAATATCTACATAATTTTGAAGTGTATGCATACAATGATTTGGATGCAAAATTTCAATATTTGTACTACCAGATGTCATGTACAAAGAGTCGTTTGGAATCTTGACACTAGAAATCTTTTTGTTTGGTAGTGAAGCTGTAAGAGTTGTGTTTGTAGTAAACTCTGCTCTATTAATAGTAAATTTAATATCTTCAAACTGATCAGCATTCCAAATACTCATGTTCTGAGATTTGAACAAACTACCAACTGCTGGTTGTTTGTGAATGACTTGATTAGTGGTTACATCTAATTCATTTAGTCTAGACACCCAAACTTTATAGTTCAGAGATCTCGTTCTTAAAACAAATGCATAGTCATTACCTTCTGCAACAAACACAGGTGTGTCGAAAGTAAATCTTGTAGGAATAGATGCATTTGTAGATGCAGTAATAGAAGATGCTTCAATTGTCTTCGTACTATTAGGTAAAATAGTTTCAGTTGGGAAACCATTTTCAATAGTTCTGATGTCAATAGTTACGGGTACTGAATCATCCTTGGACTGGAAGAATACATCGATAGAACTGATGAACATTCCTCCTGGTTGGTCAACAAAGAAAGACTGCGCCAGAGGGTCACCACGACGAGGTGGTGGTGGTGGGGGATCTGGGATGAATCTAGTTCTGGTTTCACGAATTGGAGTAGTTGTAATCTCGGGAATCTTGAAGTCAAGACTCATGCTAGTAACATCGAGCAATGTACCTTCACTGTCATAATTAGCAACAGCATTTGTATCTGATACACCAGAGATCGTAGTATTATCAACCTGATCTGTTAGTACAAATCTAGACTGACCAGTCTCAATCTGATTTCCTGGTAACAGAATGAATGCATCGACATCACCGACTTCATTTGATTCGATTCTTGGAGTAGTTAAAGTTACTTCTGCGATAGCACCTGTTGTGACACCAGTAAATCTAAGTTTGGTTCCAAGAGAAGGTGGATCCAATAAAGTACCGTCATCGACAGTTACGTTATCAATTGCAAGAACTGTGGATGCAGAACTATATGATGCAGATAGTGTAGAATCATATTTGTTTGGAGCAACAAGATCCGCTTGAATCTTTCTTCCAGTAGTAGATGCATCTTGTGCTTCGATAGTTACCTTTTCACCAACAACAAAGGATGTATTATTTACAGTTCTGGTAATACCACGGAATAATTTTGGATATACAACACCATTTTGGTCTGTACCATCAATAAACAAATATAAATCCGAGTTTGGTTTCATTCTAGAAACAAAACAATCAATAACCAAAGATCTTGCAAATCTAATAGATTCTAAAGAATTAATTCTATCACCAACTTCAATATTTTGAGTTGTAGAACTAAACTCATTTCTTACGCCAGTTCTTTCCTCAGTGATTCTTCTTCCACCACTTCTTCTTCTAGAACCAATTCTAGACCAAGAACCCCACTCATTACCATCAGCACCACTACGATCATACAGGAACTTGATAGGACCCGTTAAGTCGATTTCTGGTACGTTTTCAAGAGCAGTTCTTTGAGTATCATACCAAACATCTCTTGCAGGTGAAATCTGGAAATCTCCGACCCAAGTTACAGTATTGAATGGGTTTAAGTTTACAACTCTACTTGCATATGGATTTTCACTGTAAGAAACCTCTGAATATGGTAGAGTTAAATATGTTCCAGTCTTTCTTAGTTCACCAACTTTTTCTACACTACCAAACCCAACAGATAATTCAATTGTTACATCAGCTTGTAATCCGATGTTATTGGTGTATGGATATGGACGAACTAAACCTTTATCAATGTCTAGAGAAACATTATAGTCAATATTTGATGTTGCAGCAAAATTAGAAGACCTAAAATTATCAACTAAGAAACCATTCTTAAATCTATTATTTCCATTAGCATCAAGAATTGCAAGATTATTGGTGTCAGTTTCAAGAAGACTTAGTGTAGTGTAATATTCAATGTTATCAATTCTAGTCTCAAGACTACCAATATCCTTCATGGTAAATCTCTTTGTCTTTTCGGTAGAGATTTTAACAGTCTTGGTATCTTTCAGATATGCAGGAACATCCAATGTTGCAAGCAACAAGGCATTAGAAACTGTAATAGGGATAGTTGGATTTACAGATGGAGATCCAGTAGAAACTTTAAATTCGCCATTCTTATCCAAGAACAATCTATCAATTCTACCAAGATAGTAGTTATAGTCATAACTAATTACCTCTGCTGGGAATGGGAATGGGGCAGTAGATTTAGTGTTTCCATATAAGTCAAATGCCGAATTAGAACCACCCGCAACATATGGAGAAACTGCAGCACCAGTGCCTGAAGATGTGGATGGCGAATAGCTTTGTCTGAAATCAAAAATGTCGGTATATGAAATACCTTCATATGTGTTAGGAATTTTATCGTAGTCAATCTTTGTAGTATCAAAAGAATTTGCTGCAAAGAAATCATTATTAGTATTCACATGATCAAAATGATCAAACACTACATTAATTTTATTCTGAGGAGTTGGTCTATTGTTTAGTCTCTGTAACTTAGAAATTCTATAAGAATCAGAAACATCATTCTTAATTAGAGCATAGTTATTAGTAACGTCTTTATATTGACCATGAACAACGTCAGTTAAAAATCTACCCACGAGTGATGGGTTAGATGTAACAACAACCTGTGTAGTTAGATTAGATCCTTCTACAAATTTTATATCAGAAATATAAACAACATGAAGAGTTGTTCCATTGACATGAATAACTTCAGCAACGACATCATTCAATTTTAAGATATCACCAACAACAATACCAGAGACATCATTGATAATGACTCTATCAAACATATCATTATCAGAAACACCAGCAACTAAAGCTTCATGGACTCTATGCACTTTGTAAACATCTGGGAATTTTAGATTGATTTCTTTATCATCAAATCTATTTCCATATGTTGTGTATGTACTGTCCTTTTTATTTGGTACAGAAAGGAAAGTAAACTGTTGTGGTGTTTTTTCTCTAGAAGCGGTATTATTTACTCTTAGTTTATAGTAAACATCTACAGCACCAGTTACAGAAGGTGTAATATTGGATAAAGTTAAAGTATTTCCATTAATACCTGCAGTCGCTGTGTGAACTCCACCTGCAGCGGAAAGGATGGTAAATCCAGTAGAAAGAACAGTATAGTTGTTAGGGGCACTAATAGATACTTGATTTCCAGAAACAGTCTTTGTTACCTTGTCTAACTTAACATATGAAAAATCATCTACAGATTTTACAGGTAAACCAGATGCAGAAACATAGAAGTTTTTATTTTGTGATTTTAAAACATTACCTGTGATATCTGTAACAAACCCACTACCATTGATAGCCGATGCTACATCAGCAATAGTATAATCAGTTACTTGTGTAAGAGTAAGACTTACATCATCTCTACTATTTGTTACTACGTCATTTTGAGCAAATTTACCAGTTAACTGTCTGAGTTCAATTGTTAGTGTGCTACCAGAAATTGTTGCACTATTAACTACAGCACGAGCTCCCTTTGGTGTGAAAATAAAGTCACCTTCAATCAAATTAGTAGAAGATGCAGCAGCGGTAACTACAGTATAAGTAGTTACTTCAGAAACATACAATCTATTTCCAGAAATACCAATTGCTTTTGCAAGACCAATACTTAAGTTTGATGAATTTCTGAGAGTAAGTGTCTCGTTTAAAGTTACAGACCCAAGAATGCTTGAATACTCAAAGTAGTTTCCAAAATCAATATTTGTTGCTTTATTATTAACATCAAAAGAAGATCTTGGTTTTTCTACAGTTACATATCTTTTAGCAACATTATTAATCTCATATCCTCTTACATATGCTTTACCAGGAGATACTTCGACAGTGTAAAAGTTTCTACCATCAATAGAATTTTCTGGATCCGTTGCGATAGGAGTTCTGTTTAAAATAGTTCTACCATCTTCAATGACAGTGTTAACTGGGTAGATGCCACCGTTCTTTCCTGTATCTAAGGTTTCATATACCTTAAAGGTGAAGTCTGTTAAGGTATAATCACCAGACTCGTCAAAAGTTCTTCTGGCAAGATTTTTTTCTAATTCATTATATACAGAAGTTTCTACTAATTCTTGGAGTGTACCATCCTGAAGTCTTAACAATTCAATAAAGTCTGAATTGTCCGAGAATGTAATAATATCTTTCGATAATTTTGCTGAAATCTTTAATCTATCAGCACCAGGAGCAGCAAAGTTAGTCGAACCATTTGCGTTATCAAATAGACTATCATCTTCATTAGAAGATACAATCTCTTCAGTAACTGTCAAACCAACCTTATATGTTGGTTTATTAGAGTACTGATCTAAGATTACAAAAGAATCTTCTACTTGTACAAAGTATCCTCTAATGTAATATACACCCTCAGTTAGATATGCAATACTACCAGTATAGGTAGTTGCATTAACGAGAGAAGTAACAGCAAGAGCAGTGGTTTGACCTTTTTCTACAAGGATTTCATTATTTTTAAACTTGGTTAACTGACTACCAGATTCGGTAATACCACTCTTTGTATATTTGACATAAAGAGTGAGGGAGTCTTTCTCAGATTCGGCAACACTGAGACTGTTGACTACGATACCTTCCACACCAGACTCTGAACCTACGAGAGTCTTTCCGACTAAGGTTGTCCTATATGATTCTACTTCAACCCCATTAACAAGGTTCTGGACAAGAACAGCAGGATATTCAAGATCATATCCAACTTGACCAGGAATTACTACAGAACCATCTTTAAAAGTATGATTACCAAATTGCTCAATCTGATTTTGCAGTTGCGTTTGCATCTGCGTTAACTCTCTAGACTGAACTGGTAATCCAGGCTTGAAAAGAATCTTCTGGTAATTTTTCGACTTATCAAAGTCGTCAAAATACGGTGCCAGTTTAAGGTTGGTCTTTTGCATTGCCGAATAAAAGTCCTTTCTTTTTATTTATGGGTATAATCAGAACTCAATAACGAGTTTAATGTCTTCAATCTGGTCATCAGATCTAATGATTGTTTTTCTATTTTCAATGTATAGAATTTCACCACTAAACTTTTTGACTTCAGATGGAGCATATCCAGTTGTGAATGAAGTTCCAGCAACAGTAACTGTACCAGAAGCAGCAGTATCAGGTGTCAGAGAAGTACCTGAGGAACCACCTGTAATTGCATTAGCGCCAGAGAAATCAACTTTAGTATACTGTTGATTACCAGTCTGACCTGCAGATAGATATTCGTTCTGATAGTATCTAAGAATTTTATTAACAGAGTCCCAATGAATTACTCTACCTTTGGCGCCAGTAGATGCTTGAGTAATTTCTTCACCGATAGTAAAGTTCACAGTAGTAGATACAGGGAACTTAATCGCCTTACATACAGAAGCAGTGTTGTCAAGTAAATCGGTACTACCAGGAGTTTGTGGATCAGAAATCAATCCAAATCTTCTGAACTGCATATCGACAGGAACATCACCAGAACCATCTAGGAACTCAACTGCTTTATTAATCATGACTCGATATGCACCAAGTTCCCTAACTACGTTAGAGCCATGTCCACCAGGAGGAGAAATGACCGCTTCGATAGAAGGAGATCCCTGGTTTAAATCAACAGGAGTCGCAGTTCTAGCTTGCGCTGCAGCAAGGGTAGTGTAACATTCCTGTAGGTTTACAGTACCAAAAGTATATCCAGTTCCAACAGTTGAAAGGGCGACAGTACTAGGATCAATTTGACCAGAAGTAGGAGCTGTAGAAGAAACTGTAAAAGTTAAAACAGCACCAGAACCATCACCTAATACAGGAGAGAAGTAAGTTCCAGGTGTGATACCAGCACCAACGTTATTTACAACTGCTTGTTCAATTGTCCCATCAACCGCAGCTGCGACCACAGTAGAGTCCGACTTAACCGGCATGAAATCACTTGAAACAAACTTAACAAAGTCATTGATTCCTAACGTATACATATACTTCCACTTATAACCATCAGCGGTAGTAAAGATAGAAGTAGATTGACCCGTTGGTTCTACAGTAGAAATAACACCATTTGAGTTTGTTGGGGTCTCACCATTATAGATGCACTTGTATACATCATAATTACTATTCATCACATAAAACTGTGAATCATACAGTTTATTTGCACCAGTAGCAGACTGATTTGTCGTAGAATAGTTGTGCTTGTACATGTCATAACGAGTGTTGACAGTCCAAGTTCTCTTCCTGACTACTTGAGTGACATCACCACGGGTGATGCGTTTCATAGCAATCATGTCATCATAAATCTCACTCAACTCATCAAAGGAGTCTGTTGGTGCAGGGATATTATCAATATCATTAAAGCTCTGACCAGAATATCTCTCAGAGTTCCAGGTTTGAGATCGACCGATAAAGATATAGATCTTACTTCTATCTCTCAAAGCCTCGGTAGAAGAATCACTAAGAGCATTACCAGCAGTATCTAGAGGCTCCTCTAGAGACTCCATAAACTGCTCAGCAGCAAATACCCTAAAATTGTCAGAAACTAGTGATGGCATTATACTTCCCGATAGTTTTTTTGTTTATTGTTATTTATACTGTTGTCAACCAGCAAAGATTACCTTAGTGTCAGTGGTTGCTGTTGCGGCGGTTGTACCAATTACTCCTCTAGTAACACCCTTGAGGTTTGTAGAATCGTGAGTGGTGTATTCAATCGCTTCATTGTTAATGAATGCCCTGAATGAATCATATCCAACACCACTGTTGATAACATCAACTGCAGTGATAGTACCAGAAGCATCTAAGGTCACTTCTAAAACAGCACCCTGACCACCACCGTTGGTAGTGACTAATACAGAGTCAGTGTCTCCATATCCAGAACCACCGTTTTCAATATCAACACTAACAACTTTTCCACCGAGAACAAATGGTTGCAGAACAGCATTAGATCCAGTCGCAGATGTAATGGTAACAGAAATAGTACTTTCTGGTGACATTCCAGTTCCCGCAACAGGGATGGTAGTTGCACTAGTAGTAATACCCGATGTCAATTTAGTTCCAAAGTGAACATCACTAGAACTTAGAACAACATCTCTAACAACATACGCTTCATATGTAGGAACTAATGTAGTATTTGTAAGATTATGTCCCTCGTAATCAACAACTACATTGTTCTTAATCTCACCACCCTTGATTGGGTCAATGAAAGAATTTGCAGAAGCACTATTGCCAATTCCATATGTACGGAACTTCATCTTTCTTGGATAACCAACACCACCAGCAGTTACGTTAACACCAGTAAGTTTACCACCAGAAACTGTAGGTGTCGCAGTTAATCCAGATGGTGATGTAATACCTGAAGGGGTATTGACTTCCATTACAGTCGGAGAATGAACTGCTGTTACTTCTCTTCTTGCAGACTCACCAGGAATAAAGATAGAATCTCCAACTTCGACCTGTTGACTGTAAGACTCAACTGCAATATCAGATGCAACACTCATATAATCATAAAACTTGATACTGTCAGATGATGTTGGTGCAGAAGTAAATGTAACAACATTATCATGTACATAGTAATCACTAAGAGGATCTAGAACAAGACCATTCTTGACAGCAACGATTTGATTCTCAAACTCTCTTGGTCTACCAATCAGAGCATTTGGATAATATGCAGCAGAAGAATCCGTAAGATTGTAAGATGTCGCACCACTACCAGTGATATTATCAAGTTGTTTTACAAGGCCATGAGTCTTGATAAAGATGTTATCTGTAGGAGCGGGAGCATTAGTAAAAACAATTCTAGAATCAATTGTACCAGTAACATTGTAGTCTACAACTGGTGTTAGGACTACATTGTTCTTAGTTACAAATAAGTTTCTTGAATCTACTACAGCATCATTAGCAAAAGAACCATTTGGTATGAAGTTTTCTTCATCTAAGAAGAGATTGAATTCAGTTCTAGAGTTGTTATATGGTGTATGAATATAGTCAAGAACTTTACCTGTAGTTGTCAAAATAGCAAATGGAGTACCAGTTGTAGTTGCAGTATCAAAGTTCATCTGAGTAGTAGAAGTAAATTCTGCACCTCTACCAAGACCATACTTTGTATGATCATTCTGAACAAAGATGATCGACTCCTGTTCTGCAGCACTAAGTGCCCTACTAGTATTATAAACCTGTGAAGTAACTGGAGTTAGTGTGATAAGTTCATTATCAAACATACCAACCATCCAGATATCATCACCAGGAACAGGAGCAACTGTAAATGTAATGCATCCAAGAACACTAATACCTCCCTGATTTAAGAGAGTATAGTCAACTCCTGGATGAAGGATAACATTGTTCTTAGAAACAATGATATCTTCAAAAGCAGTGTAATTAGTGTATTTGATTCCATCTAACAGAAGTCTGAACTTAGTTCTAGATCCATCATAGACTTGATTGATCTCATCAACGGATCTTTGTCTACCAGCAGACGAACCAAACTCAACAATATCGATTGCAGCAAGATATCCAACTCCCATAGGAATTGACATTGAGGAATATTTTTCATTATTTCCAATACCAGTGGAGGATGCTGTACCAGAACCACTATGGTCATAAGCAATTCCTGGTTCCTGAATGACTCCATCAAAGGCAACAAATGTATTTGATGGATCATCATACATAACCAGAGTATTTAAATTCAAGTTGGTAATGCGATAATGATTACTACCAATCGTAAGAGTACCACTCCTTTGTACAATATTAACTACATCAGTACCACTGATTGTAGTTGACCCACTTCTCTGAGTTACCGTAAATGTATTATTTACAGTTGGTACAAGAACTTCATTATGATTGTCTCTTTGAAGAACAACCAGATTAGCATTCAAAATATCACCATAGACATTTTGTGGTCTAAGAGTACCAAGTTTTGCATGGAACTCGACTTGATCAGTTGCGAGTGTAGGTAGATTAGTACCAGTAAATGTTAGTGTTTTTGCAGCACTATCCCATGTATAGGAATTCTGATCTTGATAAACACCATCAACATAAACAAATGGAACTTTTGTTGATGCATTGGGAATATTGCCAGTATAAGAAAGAACAGTAGAACTTGACTGAGACAATCCATCTGTCAGATCATGGAAATTATTTGCATCATTCACATGGAACATGATGAATACATCTTCAGTCGCTCTTGGTGGATCAACAAACTGAATTCTATAAGATCCAGTACCAGTATTAATATCATGTGGATCTACAGGAGTGATTAAACTGTAATCTGTAGTTGGATATTGATAAACACCATTTCTGACGACAACTAAACTCTCAACTCTTGGATCTTCACCAACCAAGTCATCACATTCTGCATCAAAACTGTGGAGTAGAGTAAACGTAGTTCTAACGCCATCAAAGTGTTCGTTTCTATCAAGAACCCAGTTTCTGTGGTTGTTTGGAACTAACTGTCTATTGAAAGACATTAGTTTGACAACATCGGAACTAACAGGAACATCTGTGTAAGTTACCTTATTTGCAGACGCAACTTGTAATTGTACGTTGGGTCTGGAATCGACAGCATTAAGATGAACATCTGGACGAAGAAGAACATTATTCTTGACTGTAAAGAGATCAGTACCATTAGAAACTGTCTCAGGAACACCATCATCAGATAGATTAAATCTAGTTCTGACGCCATTGAATACATTGAACTGATCTAACTCGGCGCCGCGTTTTGTACTATCATTTGCAACATAAGATCCAACAAAATCTCTAATCGCACAAGTGACTCCAGATGCAGGAGCTGTAGTAAATGTAATCTGAGTTCCACTTACAGAATATGCACTTTCCTGTTGAATCACACCATTAAGTGTAACCATAAGAGAGTTTTCGCCGCCAACAGGAATATAAGGATCCGTCTCATTGATGATGAGATCAAATGTAGTTGTAGAACCATTAAATTGACTAGAGATGTCGTTAATAACCTCTACATGACTGGTAGAGTATTCTGGATTGGAATACTTAAATCTAGACCCAAAACCATGTGCTGTAGTTCCATCGAGATACAGAGTACCATCGATAGTTTCTTTGGCAAGTTCAAAGAATCCATTTGGTTTCTTAACACCATCAGATTGAATCTTAAGGGTTACATTTTTAGCTTCATTACAAATTAAATCCTTACCCCTAATTTGTTTTCCAAAGACATCAGCGAGAGATAATTGTTCGCATACAACAGTTTCATCTATTTGCCAACCAAAAATTTCGGATGGATCAACAGATGTAGGGAATGTAATTCTAGAACCAGATACCGTGAAATCAGTAACATGATGTGATTGATTAACACCTTCAAAGAAAATTAAGAGTTTACAATTATCGGAAGGAGTAAATCCAAGATCAAACTCAGTACCAGCAGATCCAGTAAAGGTAATTGGAGATAGTTGGGGATGATAAAGAACAAAGTTTGGTTGATCTTGAATATCAACATTAAATTGTAAAATATTATTATTAACACCAGTTACTGTAAAGTTGGTATTTCTTTGAACAACACCATTCAAAGAAACTAATAGCTTATTGACATCAGGAATATTAAATGGTAACGAGTCTACCGTCAAATTAACTTGACGATTTGCATTAACACCAGAGGGTTTTGCATTAGTGTATGGTGTAGTTAAACGATAGGAAATCAGTTCGTCTCCACTAAATGGAGCGAAATTAGGAACAATATTTGGACCTGTTACATTATAACTAATTCCTGGAGTTTGGAAAATACCATTAACAGATAATAGAGTTTTAGTTAATTGAGAAGTATTATTAGTTGGGATTGTACTAAGTACCTTAATAATAAACTCATTGATATTAAACTCTTCACCAAGGAGAGCAACTACAATATAGTTAGTACCAATTTCAACAACTCGACCAAATTGCTCGGACTCAGTGCCAAAAACAATATCGTAAAGTTTATATGGGTTTGGATCAGCATCAATATAAAGAATTTGTTTTTTACATTGTGGTGTTTCTACATCAAGATCTAAAATACTAGTAATAGATGCTTTAAAAGTAACAGCACTTCGTACAATGTTTTGCGATCTTCCCAGCAAAGATTTTCTACTATGTACTCTGTTCTTACCGAATAATCTGAATCCAGAAGGATGAGTATTCTCTAAAACTTCGGATCTCCAATCCTTAGTATTTCTTTCGTTTACGATGGTGTAAGACCAATCTTGATAGTAAACATTGTCTTCCAATCTTTGGAAGTCATCACTAATATGTCCTACAGTCCCAGCAAATTTTTCTGGAATATTTCCATATGCAGATGCTTTAGTATAAGCTCTTGCATCATTTACATGTGTAATTACACCATATGTTCTGCCATCAGAACTCAGAATCGTATCGTCTACCTTAAACTCACCAGAACTAACAAGTAGTTCTAGTGTAGAAGATTTAGTATCAATACTCAAAATCTTGGCTGATGTACCACCAGAAACACTGACCGTATCACCAACATTCAGAGTCCTTCTTCCAATCGAAACATCAAAAGTTGCACCAGAACCACCATTTTGACTAAACAATTCTAACGTTGGAACATCTTCAAAACCACTACCACCATCAATGATAGTAGCACTCATAACCTCACCAACACTATATCTAAATTCAATGTTAGTTGTATTTTGTTGTCCGTTTACGGTGTAATATGGATTCAGTAAGTAGTTTTGTCCCTTCGTCTTAACTTTAACATCAGTAATCTCAAAATTAGATTTAACTTTAACAGTAATTGGAAGTTCTACATATTTTCTAACATTTCTAGATCCATAGAATTGATCGCCGTAAGAAACATAATCAATATTTCTAAGAGATCCAATAGTAGAAGAATTAGCAGAAAGAATTGCACCACTACCATTCTCTGAAGTAACTGTAGAAACTGCTGGTAGTGATCTATAACCAGCGCCACCATTTGCAATATTTACAGTCTTGATGGGTCCTGTAGCACCTTTAGATCTAATGCTAAAATCTAATGAACTGATATTGACACTAGAAATTGTCTCGGTTAAAGGTAAAACAAATTTATTTGGTGTAGATTTTTTAACAATATATCTACCAACAAGAGGAGATGTAACAACGCTCAATTCAAAAATAGCATTTGTTGTGTGAACAAATACTTTAGAAGGAATATTCGATGGATCAATATCAAAATAAGTAGAATTTAAAGAAATTCCTTTTTGATGATATGGATTAAAATTAAGACTATCAAAAGATAAATTATAAGTTCTTGCAGAACCAAATTGAATTCTATATTTCTTATGTTTTTCTAGAGACACAGAATATAGTTGCTTAGATCCGATAGTTTGAACAACTTCGGAAAGCAGATCGAGATTAATTATAGTATTTGTAGACTCTTTGAATAAATCAATATAAACAACATCATTCTTAGAAATGTTGTGTGGTCCACTAAATGTAAATTCGATTTCTTTTTTATCATTGTCTACAGCAGCATTAGTAACTGGTGGAGACTCAACAGAACTTACATATGCAATCGCGCCGCTTCCAGCAGTTCCAGCGTTATCAAATACTAGATAGTCTCCTGTCCTGTAATTTGAACCTTTCTTTTCAATAAAGATAGAATCAACTGATCCAACACTAGTATAAGCAGTTTTAAGAAGTGTTTTATTAATATTCTTAATCTGCTCTGGAAAATATGTATTCGCAGAATCATTTAATCTAGTTAGTCTCTGTGGGATCTTATCATTGGTCCTATTCTGTCCTAAATTATAACAATCTGGATCAGAGAAATATTGAGGACCGATTACAAATGGATACACATCTACCATAAAGTAACAATATGCACCATTTGGAAATTCTGGTGTCACACAGAATCTACCATTAAATTTATCCAGCGTTCCAAAATCTTCTACATATTCATAATCTTCAATAAAAGAACCTAATGGATAGTCATTGATAGTAGGGCCATTTAATCTAGTGCCCTTCAATCTATATGAAGATGTCTGCTCAGATACGCCAGAGGTATTGTCTAATGCAGTAGTGTATCCATATTTACAATAGATAGGGTGTCCATCATAAGACCATCCGACAATCTTCGAGTGTTCCGATGAAGTAATACCATAATGAGTTTCAAAAGCAGAAGTATTTGTTAGTTGTAAATATTGGTACTTAAGTCTAGATTCTGGGAAGGAACTTCCAAGAACTTCAGAAATCTTTAATGATCCTCTAACTCTATCATCACCCTGTGAAATAGTAATCTGTTTTCCTCTTAACAAAGGAGCTTTTTCAGATGTAATTTCTGCTTTGGAGAGAGATATTGTTTTATTAGTTACATCAACACCAGCAACAAAAGTTCCAGCAGATAATAATGGATGAGATACTTCCATACCGACGATAATGTCGGATGATGTAAAAGTATCTTTCAATTTAATTACACTACGAGGAAAACTACCCGAAGTTTCTTCGATTTCGTAATTCCCGCCCTTGGAATCATCAAATACATAACCACCAAATGTATCAACACCAGTAGTAAATCTATTTGCAATATTAAATGTCCAAGACTTTAATTGAGAAGAAACTGTTGCTGCTTTAGAGTTTTTACTGATAGCAACAACTGGAGGAATACCATATCCAGAACCAGAATTGACGATAGAAACATTAACAATTCTTCCGTTGGATACTACTGGTCTGAGAACTGCACCAGAACCAGCATCTTTTGTAATTACGGTTAGAGTTGGTTCTACGAAGAAATTTTTTCCTCCATTTAAAATCTGTACAGCTACAACTTTTCCATTTGAAACTACAACAGATATTTCAGCCCCAGATCCATCATCAATAACAACTGTTGGATTTGATGTAAACTGACTACCAATCTCAGTCGTGAGTTTAATTGTACTCGAAGAACTAGATGCAGAAATAATAGGACCAGTAAATACAAAGATCAGATCTTCATTACTACTATTTCTTAATGGGACATCATAACTGGTAAATTTACCACCACCAGAAATTCTGATTGTTGGTGCTTTGGTATAACCATAACCACCATCAATGATGAGGATATTATCAATATTACCGTCAGCAAAGCCAACGTCTAATACTGCATCTCTAAAACCAACTGGATTTTGTTGAACACCATTTACAACTGGATTGTTATTAATGACTTCAATTTTTGGTTTTGCTGAAAATCCAGTAAAGTTTGGAAGGATAGAAGATTCAACCAGTTGGAAATTTACTTTCTGAATAGAAGCGGCGATATCAATTGTCCCATTAGGAACAATCTTATCAACAGTTTCACCACCATTTTTCTTCAAGAAAAGTGCAGGTAAACCAAGTTTATCAAATTCACCAGCGGAGGTATATGCAACTTGATATTCACCACCATCGCCGATGGTCAATGACTCAACAGCACCATAATATGCTTTATTTCCCTTAAGAGAATTATATTGAATACCATCAATAGTAATACCAATTGCTTTTTTGGTATCAACTGGAGTTAATGCTTTAGACTTCCTAACAATATTATTATTAATAATACTGGATGGGAATGGAATTCTCTTAACTAGTTTTTGTAGTTTATAATTATTTCTGTCTAAGTTGATACCAGATAAGGTATTGAGATTACCCGTGGAAACACCAGATCCACAATCAATAACTGTTAGTGTAGCACCACTATTTGATTGTGTAAGAGTGATAGTAGAACCATTGATAGTATATGAAGTTGTTGGTTTCTGGACAACTCCGTTGATCGAAACAATTACACTGTCAGTGGTTGCAGTAGTGTAGTTACTACCACCATTTTGTAAAGTATAAGTTGTAGATGTAGTAGTTGTAATAGAATCTAAAATATCTGCACCATCAATAGTATATGCCAAGATGTCATCAGTACCTACAGTTACGGTCTGACTAGTAAAGGTTACAGTTTTAGTTGAATCATTATATGTAAAGGCACTACCAACTTGCAGTACACCATTCAAGAAAATAAAAATTTCATCTCTAGTTAAAGTGTCATTAGTAGTTAAGACAACATCAGAAGACTGTGTACCCTGAGTAACAGCAAGTTTACTAACTTGATTTGCAGTGTTAAAATATCTTGTATAAACTTCTTCAGAAGGTAATGGTACAGTATTAAAGTTTAATACATCATTGACCAAGAAATAATCGGTATTAAGTTCCTGAAGTACAGCATTTCTAAACACCAGAAGACTTTCTGGAACTAGAGAACTTGCACTAACACCTGTCAAAAAGGCATTTGTATAACCATCAAACACATTCGACAGTGTTCTAGTTTTACCAGTTGTATATGGGGGAATACCAGTAGATGATGCATATACATGACCTGTTCCGTCATCAGTAGAATCATAAAGTCCAGTGACACCAATATAATCACTGTCAGTATCTAGTGTATGATTACTGTTTACATTCCAAGAAGAATATTCAATACCCTTAAAATCTTCATAATCTTTCCCATCAAATTCATAAATTTGATTACTAAACAATGCACCACCTTTCTCGATAGTGACTCTATCTACCATACCGATAATTCTCGCCGTTGCTGCGGAAGCAACTACAGCACCATCGATTTTAGATATATTTGGTAGAGATAAAGTAACAATTTTACCAGAAATTCTTCTAATCTTTGCATCTGTAGCAATACCAGATCCAACTACACTCTGACCAATAGTTAAATTTCTAGCACTAGAAACAACAATTTCTAATTCACCTTGATTACCAGTAGCAGTAATTTCTGGTGTTCCCACAAAAGCAGTGCAGAAATAATCTAATTTACTATCACCAATATATTCCCATTCAATTCTACCAATTCTTTCTGTACCAAACAAATGTGTTGGTGACAAATTAGAATCCGTAGTTCCTGTAGTTTTTGCAACATATAAATTATCACCAAGATATCTTTCTTGACCTTGTTCTACATACTCACCCCTTGTATATTCTCTCCTAGTTTTATATCTACCAAAAGATACTACTTCTGTTCCAATAATTTTAGATCCTGTATCAGAAGTAGTACATCCTAAAAATTGATTAACAGTTCTTTCTGCATATTCTACTTTAAATCCATCAATGTAAACAATACCATTAGTTACAGGGAATCCAGAAGCGTCATCTACTGTTATTACATTATCAGTGTGGTCATATCGATGAGTTAATTGAGTAGATGCTGGTAGATAGATATCATTAAAATCATCATTAATATCAATATCAATCTCATATACTGGTTTACCAATAACATCAATTTTAGAAATAAAACTAGCTTCAGTAGAATTTGATTTTACTCCAAAGATAGTATCTTGTTTTTGAAGTAAAGTTACATAATCTGGTGGTAAAATTTTATCATTATCTGTTTTTTCCAAAGATCCTTCAATAATTTCAATCCTGGCGATTTTTTTACCAAGGAAGTTGGATTCGGAAGATCTTAGAAGATAATCTTTGGGAAATTCAATATCAGGATCTTGAGAAACAAACTCGAATGATTTTACAAACCCTCTTGCGTTTTCACCAGAACCAGAACGAAGTTCATCTGTATTAGTAAAGAATCCAATAATATTTGTAAGTGTAAGTTCACCAGTATTGAAATCCCAACTTTCAACAATACCTGTACCATTACCAGAAATAGAGGTTACGATTTCTTCTTCACCAAAATCTCGTTCTCTAACAAATGCTGTAATGGGACCAACATAATTTGAACCAGCATCAGTAATTGTAATACCAGTATAATTTGGGTCAATTGTAGATCCTTCTACAATTCCACCACTAGAATCAATTCCAGCAACTGTCAAAACTGCAGTTTTATTAGCAATATCAACTCCTTGACCACTACCAAAAATTTCAATGACTGGTGGATTGATTAAAACGGCATTATCGGTTCTATTATCATATCCAGAACCACCTTCTGTAACCTGAGCGTTACCAATCGCACCATCAAAGTTAACAATCTTGATAGTTGCACCAGTTCCCCTATCTTTTAACCTAAACCTAATCTTTTTATCATTGAATAAAATTCTAAACAGAATTCTATGAGAATTTAAGCTACCTTTGGCTGAATAGAAAGATCTTACTTTAGAAAGGAAAGATGATAACTCTAATTCTTCAACTAAAACTTCTGGAATACCTACAGCAATCTCAGTTTTAATTCTTCTGAGAAATTCATTGGTATAAGCAAAAGCAATATTTACTACTTCATCTTTATTAAAATGACTATCAGCAATAGATGTTGTTAAAGTAACTTCAGAAAGAGGTACACTTGTAAGGATAAGTGCTGAAGTACCTCTTACACAATTCTGAAACTGTGTATCTGTTTTAGAACCATAATAAACAATTTCTTTACCAATTTGAATATATCCTTTCTCTGGAAATCCTGTAGTATCTTCAACAACAATTGTAGAAACCGAAGAATCGATATCTGCTGTTAACTTAGTCTTCTCTACAAGTTCACTTTTCCTAAAGTGAGATACATTATAATATTCAATTAAATTTTCAGCAATATCTAATGGCTGATTTTTTAATTCTTGAGATTCATAGTATGATTTTAAAAAATTAATAAACAGAGAACTCTCTTCCCTCACAAACTGAGGGAATTGATTTTCAATCAAATTAGAGAGACCAACCGTTTTATCTACTAAGAATTTCATGAGCACCTGCCAGGATCTGTTTCTGGTGTAAAGTCGTTAATAGTTGTAATATTATTTGGATCATCAATTTCTGATGTAGGATCACCATCATCAGATGGTACTCTGGTATCTCCTGTAGTTTCCCCTACTGGAGGTACGGGCAACTCAGTAAATGGACCAAGATCCTCGGGTTTTACATCATCTGGATCACCGATAATCGTAATATCACCAATCTCAATATCAGGATATGTCGCATCACCAACATTCACATTCGGTGTTGAAGGCACCGCACAAATATTTATTGGTGCATCATCACAGGATGCCACAGAGAAACTAAAGTCTCCAGTTTCAAAATTAATAGTGCCAACACTTCTCAAGAAGTTTCCTTTACTATCAACTAAGTAAATATTTTCATCAATAACACAATTTCCAGCACCAAAAGATTTGACACAAAGTCTAACTGGATCCGCTACACCAGGAGTACAGAAATAATCCGATACAACGGCGCAATGACTTTCTAATTTATTTTCAATTGCAGTAAAGAATGATGCATCATATTTTGTTTCAATTTCATTATTTTTCTCAAGTCTAACCAAAACACATGTTTTAACTTTAATATTACTATATGTAATAGCATCATCAATGTCTTGAATATCCGAAAGAATATTAGACTGTGAATAAACTCCACCGAAGTTCTTGAATGAATCGGAATTTTCAAAATCTACAAGCAGATCGGTAATTAACTTTTTAAGTTCAGTTGGTGTTTTTCTAGTTTTATTTCTATCATATACAACAAATGGACTCAAGTTGAGAGTATAATTCTTAGGATCTCTAATTACTGGAGTAATAGAACCAACAATGAAACTCTTTAAATCATTGAGAATTCTAGTCTTCTCAGAATTACTAACAACTTCACCAACCTTTGGTTTAATGGTAATAAAAACTTTACCATATTCAGGAGGCGTCAATGTTTCACCACCAACTACTTTAACCAGATCAGCATTTCCATAAAGTTGCATAATTAATGATTCATAATCACTAATTGTTACCGCTCTACCTTGAGCTGCATAATATCTAGGTGCTCTATACTTGATTGATGAAATACTCTCAAATTCAGAACCACCATCAGTAAATTCTGTATTTAATTGGAAAGTAACATTACTAAGGGCAATTTTTTGAACAACATTATTAGCAATATAATCAATTCCACCCACGAATGTAAAAGAGGATTCTTTTACATTGTTTAATGCACCACCAGCAGTTTTAATGTATTCAATATTTACAATTTCACCGTTCTGAAGTTTTCTACCAATTACATCATCACCAAAAACAACTTCATACTGTTGATCCTGAATTTCCTCAACAAAGAATACTGTATCAGATTGTGAAACACCAACAATAGTATTTTTTCTGGTATATTTTACCGAAGAAGTTGCAGTAGCATCATCTTTTACAGACACCTTAATGCTGTCCGAGTCAATAAAGTTGTTTGGAATAATAAAACGTTGATTCTCGTTAGAAGTATCTACAGTATACGAAATATTAAAGGATGTACCTTCAAAGATATCAACATCCCTAAAGGTTACTGTATTAGAACCTGCTGGAACTGTAAGATTGATTGGTTCTCTGGAAACAAATGTATAGTTCTTTTTCTGATACTTCGTAGATAAAACAGGACCAGACTTCAGAGAAATTTTATCAATATTTAATGCAGAAAGACCAGTCACGGTAATATCAACGCTTGCTCTCGAAGAGGTATAAGATCCTGGAGAATATCCCAGTCTTTTAGCATGAGAGACAATATTATCTCTCAACACAGCAGTATCGAGATTTAACTCGTTTGACGCCATGTTGATATTGTACGATGTGTACAACGTATTATACGCAAGAATATCAACCAACATCGATAGATTGGAACCATCAAAATCATAGTCGCTAAAGTCCGACTTTGTTTTGATATAATTTTTGATTGATGCTCTGAGTTGATTAAACTCTAGCGCTGATACTGATGGTAATTCCATTTAACTTTCTCTAACTAAAATGAAGTCTACGGTTTGTACTGCTTCGGGAATGCCGACAATAAAGTATTCGACAAAACACTCAAAACTGTTTAAGTCTGGATCAGCACTAACATCGATATTTGACAGAATAATTCTGGGTTCATTTTCCTTCAGAACTGTTTCTATCTCATCAATGAGTGCATTTTCTGAAAATCCAGTAGAGAGTTCAAACAGATACGATGTCGTTGAGGTTCCGAGGTTTGGTTGAAAGAAACGTTCACCAACCTGTGTCAATACAAGGTTTTTTACAGCCTGTTTGATGGCTTCTTCATTTTTTAGAGTTACGATATCCTTCGTAATTGGGTTCTTAGAGAAATTAAAGCTTATATCTTTAAAAGCTCTAGAAGTTCTACCCAAATAGTTATCTACTATCTGAGTAGGTGCTGTTGATCTGGAAACGCTAAAAGACAAGGCATTAAACAGTATCTATCATACTATATATGCTAGCTTTTAGGTTCTTTCTTTTCTTCGATCTTTCTTTTCACCTTCTTCATGTATTTGTCGGAGTCTACTTGAGTTATAAGTGTCATTCCAGACTTTATAAACTCTTCACTTTTGTCTGTAGGTGAAAGTCCCATTAGCAATCTCCATTTTAATTATTTATTTTCAAAAATAGTAATATTACCATCATCAATATCTAAATCTTTGATTTCATACATGTAATGATCTGATGTTTCGATCTTTCTTTTATTCTCAACGCTATAAACAGTAGTGTCAATCTCAAATCCAGGATTTTTTTCGATACGATTAAATGTCCAAGCATTATCATACCAGATAATCCTATTATTAGGATAAGCATAATAATTACCAGTCTCCACCTTAAACAGGTGAGCACACTTGTGTTCAGGAGTTTCTGAATAATTTAAATCGGGAACCCCTTTGTTTTCCCATGACCAGTCCATGGTAAACATATAGTCACCCAGTACTTTTTTACCGTCAGGTCGAATTAATTGTGCTTGTAGACCAGCGAGTCTGTGTCGTCTTTGTACGTCGATATAAGGACTAAAACAATCCCAGTACATAATGTCCTCTAATGGTTCTATCTCCGCTTCTGGGTCCCAACAGAACGCATGTAGAGGTCTTCGCGTCCAGTTAACACCATTTTCAAGAAATGCTTCAAATAGTGGGACACGTTTCTCCATGCTAGCGACACTATGAACGTCAGCCTTAGTGACTTCACCATGTCCTTTTTTGTGATTGTACAAGAATTCATTACGAATGTAACAAGACCAATCAGGTAAGCTGTGATTTAAGTAAGCCAATCTCTTTCTCCTGGAAAATAGTAATCAGTAAGTTCTACGCCGGCTGGAATGTCGTTAATAGCATAAAGTTTACCAGTGTCTTTATTATATGCGACATTTGGTGTATGTGAGTGGTTGATATAATACTGAGGACCTAATTTGTCCAAATCACTATCAATCCAAAAACCATCTTCATCGCAATAAGTCAGTTTTTCTATTTGAGATTTCAAACGAGGGTCAACATCAGTCCATAAA